CGTTAACAATAAACCAGCGGTGCGTTATTGTAAACCCTTGGGGCGTAGTTTATGCAAACGAAGCGCTTCGGCTTCTACTAGCGCCCTGACACTTTCCGGCTCTGCGTCCAGCTTGGCCCGCCTTGCTCCCCTGGTAGGCTCTGCCAGCACTGCGCAGGCGCGGTAGTAGATGGGCAAGCGTATGGCGGACTGCAAGGCTTTGGGCAAAAAGTTATAGTCTGCCGTGCCAGCAAGAACATTTTTCTATTTTGTTGTTTGCGAGATAACCATACCTCAACTCCGTCCCTGGCTGACTCCCATCCTTTTCCAACAATCACGGTGTCTCCTATCTCTTCCAAGTATTTTATCCAGTCTTTTTGGCTTGGCGACAACGACCCTCCTTTTTTCCTTTTCATTTCTATCCACAGCTTCCACTCTGGAACGTAAAGATCTGGAACCCCACTGCTGGCTCCTTCTATTTTAACTTTTGAGCAGTTGCTTTGTGCCTAAATCCGCCATTCGGTATTGAAAAATTCTAACACTTGGGTATTTACTTCTAAAAAGACACAAAAGTAACTTGCTCAAGATGCTCAGTTGGCAATGATTTCATTTTTGTACTCCCAGCCTAGGCCGTATGCATTGCCACCATTTCTTGCTGCGTCTGATATTCTCTGATGGTTAGCAGATCCTCTCCAAGATATAACCCACTCTCTCGCTTTTTTAACAGACAAAAAAACGCATCCCATTGCTGCATACTGTTTTTTTACTGGGTGAAGTTGTCGGACGGAACTTTGGAACTGACGAGGTTTCGTAGCTCCACGTTACCCCGTATGCGTTATTCCTTCCCCCTGTTGCGCACATGGATATGTTTCCCTGAGATGCTTTAATGCCAAGTCTTTTTGAAACTGCTTTCGATGCGCTTGCGGTGCTCTCAAAAATTTCTCCGGAAGAGTTTATAACAGGCTTCATTTTTTAGATATAACAAAGTCTACCGACCGCCTAGGCTGCTTCTTCCCTATCTTTGCGGTTGCGCTTTTCCTTGCATGATCTGGCATCTGCATTTTCCCCTAGCTTCGCCTTTCTAAGCTTTTCCTTATGTTCTTTACTTAAACTTATCCCAGACAGGCCGCCATTACCCCCCCGCCGCTATATTGCAAATAGAAGCGCCATCAGTTCTCATTTTTCAGTATTGTATCGGTCTCTAAAAGATAGGAATCATCCTCAGATAGCCCCTCTGCTATTCTTATTATTTCATAATCATGCTTGGCAACAATATTCCGCCAGTGCGCGCTTCTCCCACTTCTGCTTTTATCTCTACCCTCTTTCCCTTTCCCAACATAAAAAACATCTCCGTTTGTTTTCTTCACGTGCAGGTAAACGTAAAAAATATTACCCACTTGGCTCCTCGTCCGGTGCGTTGTTGTACCCGAAAACCCTGTAGAACTTGCTTCCTTTTTCTCTTGCGTAGGTAATTGTCTCAATTTCATCACCTTTATGAATGTTTTTAAAAAAAGTTTCGGCGTCAGGAGCGATGTGGCCTCTGTAGAAAACACTGTTTAACAATATCCAGTCTTTTATGGCCGCCGGGTGTTTTGATGAAGGAGTAAGCCAAACAGAAAAACTCCTATACTCTGTCGATATATCGCACACCAGAACCTCTTTCCCTGAATTGCTTACTCCAACTCTAGCCTTCCAAGATAAAACCTTATCCGTGCTTACAGAATATGGATCTTTCTTAATACGTGTGTATTCTAGCATAAGACGGGCATTCGGGTCTACAATTTCACATTTGCACGATGAGCAGAACCTTGCCGCAATATCGTTTGGCTCGTCACACTCAGGGCATTCCTTGCACGTCCATCGGTAATCACAGCGCTCGTACACACCGCGCTCTGTCAGTGACTTAACCTGACCCGTGCATCGCCTCCCGAAATGGGCGGGCATAGGGCCATGATCTGTTTCTATCCGCTTTCCGGTTAGGTCGAGAAAATACCCGTTTTCGTCAATCCTGAATCCGTCAAAGTTTGGGCGGGCTGAAAAGTCATTCTGGTAATAGCACTCCGGGCACTCAGCCTCTAGGGTAGCGCCCTCTCCGTCCTTGCCCTTCACCTTTATATCTGGCGAAAACAGATCCGTATGCAGCCCGTGCCGGTCTATGTTGTCGGCATAGTCCAGAACCAAGCAATCCTCTTTGCGGTCGTCTAGCCTCAGTCCCCGGCCTATTATCTGTTGCAGCATGCCTGGCGATTCAGTGGCGCGAAGCACGGCAATAACTGACACATGGGTAGCATCAAAGCCAGTCGTCAAGGTGCCGACGCTCACAACGTACTTGAAAATATCCGCTTTGAAGTCACTAACCAAGCGCTCCCGGTCTGCCTTGCCCATGTTCACGTCACCGCCAATCATGCGGCTGTTTTCAGGAGGCAACGACTCCATACACTCTTTAGCGTGGGCAACCGTAGCGGCAAAGATCATAACGCCGCTCCTGCCTGTTGAATGGCGCACAACGTCCGCTATTATTTCAGCGGTCAACCGCCCGCGCCCCTCGAAGACTTGCTCTATTTCTCTGGCGTCAAACTGGCCTCGGCTATTTAACTGCATCCCAGAAGCGTCATAACTTGCGGCAAGGTCTGGATCTGCGTGTGCTGGCGTCAAAAAACCTTGATCCAACAGAGTTCGTGTTTGAATGCTGTAAAGCAGGGTATTAAAATAAGGCTCTTTGGCTTCTACTTCTGGGACAAAAGATCCGTCCGGCTCATACTGGTAAATGTAGCCGGTTGTTGTACGGTATGGCGTTCCAGTCATTCCGATAACGCGCAAATTTTTGTTTGCTTTGCGCATCTGCTCAATAATAAAACGAATGGTAGGCGTGTTGGTGTGTGCTTCGTCTAATATCACCGCGCCAAACTGATCACCAAACCGGCTTAAGCTGTTTTTTACAGTGCCAGGCGTGGCATAAACAACGGGGTAACGCATACATTTTGAGCCGGCTGCGGCGCTGAATATGCTGGCTTGATTGCCGGTAAGCAAATATTTTTCGTGGTTCTGTTCGCAAAGTTCCCTAGATGGTTGTAGGCAAAGCACGCGTTTCCCGCTTGTCTGGTGTACCCAGTCGGCTATGGCTGCGCAAATATATGACTTGCCCGCGCCAGTGGCTAACTCTAAAAGACCGGGCATGATGCACTTTTTCATCCACTGAGTTGCAGCGTCTACGGCGGATTGTTGATAGGGTCTTAGTTTCATTGCAAATCCTCAGTCCAAGGAAGTCTAAAAAGGGCGCGGCAGGCAGTGACTAGCTGCTTTTCATCTGGCCGGACTAGCCGCGCTGGGTTAGTTTATCACTATTCAGGAGTATCGCCATGCTCAAACCTTGCTGATCTCGCTATAACTTTGAACTTATAATCTGAAATCAAATCATGTGGTTTTGAACCTTCAACTAAGTGTCCATTTTTTTTAATAAAATCATAAGTAGACAATGAAAAACGTTGCCAACTCTGTTAGCCTTCCGTCTATTTTTTCAACTGAAAATGCGGTCATCTCCCCCCATTCCTCAACCCAATTGCCCTTACTTTTTCTAGTTGAAAAAACTGGGAGCATCCAGTGGTGATCAACAGGGTCTCCAAAAAAACCCCATGCTTTGTGTTTTCCTGAAACTCCACTTTCTATCATAAGCTTTAGCTTTTCAAAAACATCAGCCCTACTGCCATTTTTTGGCTTTATCTCTACCCATGCCTCTATCGTTGGTAAATAAAAGTCTGGCAGATACCAGCTTCCGTCTTTTAGTACAAACCCTTCCGGCTCATACTCCCACTCCAAGCCAACCGCTTCAAAATATACCGCCCATCGCGCTTCTAGGCGGCTTCTGAATTTATAACCTTTCCACTCTGTTTGTATGGCTTTTTTCACGACAACCTCCAATACTTGCTAGGCTTCCCGGTGTACGGCTTTAAATCTAAGTCTTTCAGGTGCTCTTTAACCACCTTTGCATAAGCAATAGAGCCTTTACGCTCAACCAGCGTGAGCTTTCTACCGCACACTAAAGAGTTTCTTTCCTTGCTGATCTTCACGATCTCGGATAACACTTCTTTTTTCCGTGCCGTTGAATCGTCAATTGTTGCGCTTAATTGGTCGTATTCATCCAACAAACTTTGCGCCGTGACTGTGTTAATTTCTTTGTGCTTGTCTTCGAGGTGTTCAGGGTTTTCCAGTGCGATTACGTAACGATCATAAAATTCCAGTAAAACGGGCAAGTTGTCACTAAACCATTTGGGGTCATAATCAATACGCTCAAGGCTATCGCCGTGTTTTGCCCACTGGTAAAAGTCGCACCACTGGCGGCCCGTACACGCCATTTCCATTTGTACCTGAGCAAAGTAATGCGGCTGATCTGCGCACGTCTTAAATTCTGGCGGGTTTTTATTGCGCTGTCCGAACGGGCATTTCACCTCGACAACTCCGCAATCATCAATAAGCCCGTCCGGGCTAGCGCCTAGCCAGTCGTGTTCGGGGTGAACGTAAAACCCGCACTCCTGAACCATGTTTCCGCTTAAAGACATGTAATCCATTGTCGCAAGCGGCTCATGTAATGTTCCGTATTCCGTCGCTATGTTTCCGGCAAACTCAGATTCTACGCCGTGATACTCGCGCACCATCTGGCGAATTAAATCTTCTGGCGTCTTCCATGGATTGACGCCCAAAGCTGCGCCAATGTTTGAGCCTGTCAATTTTCCTTTGCGGTCTTTAAACCATTCTTCGGATCGCTGTTCCATTTTGCTATTCCTCATTGGGTAGGGATTGGGGCGCGTTGCGCCCCTGTTATTGTCAAAACGGGACGTTGTCTTCAAAGTCGTCAGGCTCATCTGCCGCCGGCTCAGGCTTCGGTGCTGGCGCTGCCGGCTTAAGCTTTGCCGCCGCACCCTTTGCTGGTGCAACTGCGCTAATCCAGTTACCGCGCTTGCGGTCTTCTTTTGGTATCACTTGGCCGTTGTCGTCTTTGTCCAGCTCCCAGATCTGAACCTTGATAGCCATAACCTTGCCTACCAGTGCGGTCATAAGATCTGTGTCGCTTGGCTCACCTTGTACTTTCATAAGCTTACCGCCAGCGTTCTGATCAACTGCGGCCAGCATTCGCTTGGCTTTGTCTGCGGTTGCTTGCAGGTCTTTGTCGCGGCTGGTGCCGAACACTTTTACCTTTTGAAAGATCACGCGCTTGGCAAATTCGTCCGGCTTCATTACGCGCCATTTAAGGCTGATAAATCGGTCTTCGTTGTATTCGTCCCATTTAGCTTCCTCTATGGCTGCAATACCTCCTGTGTTGCCTGGGATTGGCTCAATGTCACCGCCGCCCATTTCAAACGCGCCGTTGTTTTCTACTGATGATCCGTCGTTAAGATTCCAGAATGACATAATTAAACTTCCTCATTGATTGCGGGTGCGGTTTTGCCGCCATTAAAAACGGGATTAAAGCCAGCAATGGGTTTTGCTCTTTTTCTACGTCAACCTCTTCGGGCAGGCTGTAACGGTTTTTTGCGTCAACATAACCGATAGTGCCGTCGCTACTAGTAATCAAAACGCGCTCGCCAGTGTTGGTAACGCGCCCATACTTTGTGGTTTGGCCCTTTTTGTTTTGCTCATGACCCATAACAAACTCACGGGCCTTAAGGTACAGAACCGCGTCACTTGAGCTGATATAGATCTGACGGGCTTTTTCTGGCATGTCCATGCTGTAGGCCGTGTACTCTCCTGCCTCTGGGCGGTTCTTCATTTTGACGACGCCGGTATGCGACAAGAAAACAACGGCAATGCCCTTGCGGCGTAGGTGCTCACAAGCCTGGCGAATCTTTACGTGCATTCCGGCAACTACCAAGAATCCTTTGTGGAAACCGCCCGCAGCTTCGCCAATGTTGTCAGCGCCTTGCGGGTCAAACTCAACCACTTCCGACTCAAACAGCGAGTTCATGGATGTTATTGTGTCAATCACAACGGTTTTGAAAGAGTGATCAGCGGTGATTAGCTCCCGCAACTGATCAATAATAACCTCGCTAGGTCGAATTTTACGCTTAAGGTTGGGCGCTGGAATTTCTGGGAAAAACTGCGGCTGCTTATCCTCTGCCCATGTCTCAAAAACAGTAGAAGCGTTCTCTGCCTGAATGAAAATAGGAGCCGGAAACAGTGCGGCAATGGTAGATTTGCCGACGCCTGGGAAACCTACGATTGTCAAAACCGGCGCTTGCGGTTCTGCTTTTTTTGCCTTCTCTAAATAGCTCATCTTGTTTCGCCTCATTGGGTGTTTGTCGTTATGACGGTTGCTAGATTATGCCGTTGCGGTTACTATGTCAACACCGAATACGAACACTTAGGATTAAAAATCATGACGACCGACGAAGCTAAGCAACATTTTGGTGGTATTAAAGGGCTGGCAACTGCAATCGACGTTTGGCCGCACGTCATATACCGGTGGGGAAAGTTTCCGCCCATGCCGCGCCAGTACGAACTTGAGGTAAAGAGCGGTGGAAAGCTAAAGGCGGAGCCATCTAATGATCAGTGAAATTCACGACTACATAGAAGGCGGCTTTCGAGTCTTCGGGCTAAACGGCGTCACTAAAGGAGCCTGCGATTGCGGTGATAAAAACTGCAAGGCGCTTTTTAAGCATCCTGTGATTAGTAACTGGCAGAGCGTACCCCACTGGTCAGACGAGCAGATAGACACCTTTGACCAGCTTGGCCACTTTGATACTGGATTCGGTGTACTGTGCGCCGGCTTCTTGGTGATTGACGTAGACGCACGAAACGGAGGGGTTGATTCGTTCAAGAAGTTGTGTGAAGACATTCCGGGATGCGCGGATTCTAAATTTGTAGTCAATACAGGCTCAGGCGGCGGAAGCCAACACCATTATTTTATGATGACTGAAAGCGTATCTTTGTCTCAGAATTTAGACGCCTACCCAGGGGTGGACTTAAAATCTTCAGGATTCGTTGTGGGGGCAGGATCCAGCCACGCAAGCGGCGCTGACTATGAAACGGTTAAGGGTTTTCCTCAAGATGTGCAACCGGCACCTGATGATCTTATAGAGCTGCTACGTAAGCCAAAGTTTCACAGGGTTACAACAGACGGCGGTGAAGTCGACGTTGATCAGGCTCAGGTTGCTTTGTTGCTTACGTTTATTTCACCAAATACCAACTATGAGACATGGGTAAAGATTGGCATGGCAACCCACCATTGCACAGGCGGGGCAGGCTTAAACCTTTGGGATGAGTGGAGCGCAACGGGCGAAGACTACCCTGGCCATGAGCCTTTGGCGCGCCATTGGCACAGCTTCGGGAAAACATTAAACCCGGCTGGTTACGGTACGTTACTGCATCACGCCAGAGAAGGCGGATATACAGAAGATGTGACGTTTGAGTACAAGGGCGAGCCATTGCCTGCCGACCTGGATACAACCGGCATAGACCTAAAGCGCCCACCTGGATACATCGGGGATCTTACCGCATGGATAAACAGCCAATGCCTTTACCCTCGTGAAAACCTGGCCGTTGCCGCTGCCCTGTGCGCCGTCTCAGGACTCGCTGGAATGCGCTTCATAGATGAGCTTGACGACATGAGCGCTAACATCATAGCGTTCTGTGTGGCAGGCTCAGGCACAGGTAAGGAGGCAGTGCAGCAAGCTTACCTAAAGATTATGCGGGCAGCGTCGACACAAGGGGCAGTCCACGGCGGGTTCAAGTCTGAACAGGAGCTTATGCGCAACCTTCTGCGCCACCAAGCCGCATTTTACAGCGTTGACGAACTGGGCCTTGTACTTAGAAAGCTGGAAAACGCCAGCAAACGCGGTGGCGCGTCTTATCTTGAGGGCATTATTGGCCTGGTTATGTCTGTTTACTCAAAAGCGAATGGCTACCTACCTATCACTGGCGACCTTAAAGAAGAGATCCGGGAAACCATTGGGCGCGACTTAGCCAAGGTTGAAAAGAAAATAAACGACCTTCCTAAAGACAGCAGCCATGACTTGAAGCTTGGCAAGCTGGAAGAGTTACGCGAACAACACAGGGAATCGCTAGATAAGATTGACGACGGCTTAGATAGCCCCTACTTGACCATTTTGGGTTACACCACGCCAGTCACCTTTAACGAATCCATGAGCTTTGAGCAGGCCACAAACGGCTTTATGGCGCGGGCCATGATCTTTGATGACCTAGAAACAAATCCGAAGCGCAAAAAGAAGTTTAAAAAGCAAGCCATGAGCGAGGCGCTGGAAAACTCCATACGCAACCTTTACGCGCCGGGCGTGTTTGACGTTTTGGATACTGGCGGGCGCGTTGGCTTTACAGGATCAAAAACCGTTGTACCTACTGAGCCGGAAGCCGTGGATCTCTTAGAGAAGGTGTACGAAACATTCCACGCGCTTGCTGAAGAACACAAGGGCAACACAGGTTTGGAGGCGATACCCAGGCGCGGCTATGAGCTTGCGGCCAAGGTGTCTTTGATTCTGGCACTGCCTGGCGGCATAAGAACCACTGAGCATGTTAAGTGGGCGTTCGCTTTGGCCATGAAGGATGTGGATAGGAAGATCAAGCTGGCCTATTCCTGCGAAAAACCAGCAGAATCTGACGGCCTGGCGGCTAAGGTTTTGTCACTTGTAGACAGTGACCACGGCGAAACTCTGGGCGTTTTGTCAAACAGGATGCGCGGGACGCCTAAAAAGCAGCTTGAGGAGTTGCTTTTAAAGATGTCGGAAAAGGGAATGCTAAGGGCTGAAGAGTCTGTTCATCCTTACAGCAAAAAGAAAGTGGTTAGGTACTTTGCACCAAAGTGAAAACGCTGTACTGTGTTGGTTATCAAGGGGTTTTAAGGCGAGTGCTTAGTGTGGATAGTGAGTGGATAGTAGGCTTTTACTAAGCACTAAACCCAAAGTAATCAATAATTTAACAGGGTGGATAGTGCTTAGTAAGATTACAGAGAAAGACTTTTAAAAAGGCAACTTTTTAGAGGTCTTTTTTTTTGTCTCTACTATCCTCTCTAAGCACTAAGCTCTACATATATCTGGTAATAATATATATATAAAACAATACCTTAAAATACGAATGATTTTTATTCGTGCATAGTAGAATTTACTAAGCACTACTAAGCACTTTTTGCTTGCACCCTCCCCCACTTGTGTTAATATTAACGCATCAACACAGACAAGCAAAAGGAATACCGACATGGCAAACTTTAAAAAGGTTAACCTCAGAATAAAAAAAGAGTTTCCGTGTATGGACATAGAGGTTGTTAGGGGTGTTGGATATTTTTACTACAGTGGCGATCACGGTGAAAGCCTTGATTCAGTAATGGCTCACCCTGTATCAACCTCAACAGATGAAATTATAAAAATGGCAATAGCTGACGTGTATGACAGATATGGAGATTAAAAAAATAACCCGTAATGATTGCGCACCATTTATCCTCGGCATTCACTACGCAAAGCGCTGGCCGTCAATCAGTTATGCGTTTGGGCTTTTTGAAGGTGTTGAGCTAATTGGTGTGGTCACATACGGAACGCCACCTAGCGCACCACTAAAGCGAGGGATTGCCGGGGACGAATACAAACATCAGATTTTAGAGTTGAACAGGCTTTGCTTAAAGTACAACAGAAAAAACGAGGCGTCTAAGCTGGTAGGGGCGAGCCTAAAGCAACTGCCGGAGTCAATAGTGGTCAGTTTTGCGGACACAGAGCAGGGCCATAAGGGCTACGTTTATCAAGCCTGTAATTTTATGTACTGCGGGCTAAGCGCAAAACGCACAGATTGGAAAGTAAAAGGCAAAGAGCACTTGCACGGCCAAACAATAGCCGACAAATTTCGAGGCGTGAAAGATAGAGCTGCTGCTATGCGTGAAAGTACGGGGATGATTTATTGCACCCTCGACCAAGGAAGCATCGTTACGTTTCTGGTAGGCTCAAAGACTTTCAAGAACACGCAAAGAAGCTATAAAATATAAGCAGGAAGAATATCCAAAATAAAGACAAAGATAGAAATTTTAATACGCTAGGCGGGCACAGGACACTGCACAGGCCACGAACACCGATTAACCTAAGCTACCCTACCAACACGACTAGAAGGCCCGTACAGGGCATTGGAGAACGATATGAGCAAGCCAGATTGGGCAGAGGCACCGGAAGGCGCAACGCATTACGACTGCAATGCAGATGTTTTCTGCACGGTTGACGGTTGGTGGCATAAAAATCAATATGTGCCGGTTGAAAACAAGGACTGGGGAACCG